CGGTAAACACAATACAACAAACCATATGCAAATCACATTATCGCAACCCTCAAAGATGCCTTGCCAAGGCTGGTCCGTACCCGCGCTCGCATGCAAAACGGGCTCCAAACTCGCACAGGTTGAAGGTTCCGTATGTCACGGATGTTACGCACTAAAGGGGTTCTACCGCATGCCTAACGTCCAAAGAACCTTGCAAGCGAGACTCGCTTTAATGGAGTCGCCCGAATGGGTTCCTGCTATGATCGAGAAAATCCGTGCAACTGAGAAAAGCGGCTTCTTCCGCTGGTTTGACTCCGGTGACCTCCAGAGCATCAAAACCCTTAAGGCGATTGTGCGCATTGCCATTGCCTTACCGGAGATTCGCTTTTGGTTGCCAACGAAGGAGTATGGCATCGTTTCTGAGTACGTTGAGCTATTCGGCAGCTTCCCTAGCAATCTCAACGTGCGTCTCTCCGCTTATATGGTCGACAAGGCGGGCCCCAACAGCTTAGCCGAAGGCCTAGGCGTCACCACAAGCGAAGTCTCCTCCACAAGCGGAACGTGCCCAGCTCCTACGCAGGGCAACAAATGCGGCGATTGCCGCGCATGCTGGGATCGTAGCGTGCAGACTGTCACCTATCGCTTGCACTAGCCATGAAACGCTTCAAACTCTCCTACGCTGACCGATACTGCCCTGCGCAATGCAATGGCACTCACATTATTGAAGCTGACTCGTTTGAATCAGCCCGAATGCTCGCCAGAGATTGGCTAATAGCCAACGGTGGAACCGAAGGCCTAAGCTGGTCGGTCACTCAGCTATAATCCCCACCTAAAGACCCCTAGGTTTCGCCGCCTAGGGGTTTTCTTTGCCCTGATATATGACCTACCACGACATCGCAGCCTGCCCACTTCTCTGGGCCGAGCATACCGACGACGAGCCATTCGCCGAAACACTAGCAGAGCGGATCGAGTTCCTCGAAGTGCTCTTTCACTACGAAGCGCAGGATAACAACTAACACAACCCAGCCCAAGCCCAACCCAACTTATGAAAAATAAATACCCCGCAAGCTGCACCCAGTGTGCAACACTAGTACCCGCTCAAACTGGTACGCTATCCCGCGGCCGCCGTGGCAAGTGGACCGTGCTCTGTCCAGCTTGCATGGCCGGAGATGGCCCGTCAATCGACGCTAATGAGGCATTAGCTTGGTCCCGTGGCAATGCGACATCCTACGGTGTTGTCACTTCCACCGGGTGGCGTGGCATCCGCAATCGATCCGGCCGGTGTGAGGATGCACCCTGCTGTGGTTGCTGTACGTTTTAATTCCGCCCCACTCCACGCACCTCTCGCGCAACCCTGCGCAAGCTCTCTAGCAGCGTAGCGAGCTGGCGCGCCAACATCCTTTCCCGCTTATGTGACACTTCATACATGCGCCGCCACTTCGCGCACTCCTCAGCATAGAACTCCGCTTCCTCTTCTAGAGCTTTGCAATCGTAGCACATAGCTGGCTTTCGAGCTGCGCTATCCTGACATGCTGCGCTTGGATGATGCGCCAATACCGCTCGGTCAAATCGCGCAGGTCGTGTACCTCATTGGCCAGGTCAATCCCGTTCGGTAAAACCAAATTTGAATTTTGAATTTGAGATTTGATTTTGAAATTTGAAATTTGATTTTCAATTTCGGATTTGGAATTTGAAATTTGATTTTTGAAATCCACCTTGAAATTTAGAAGTTGAATGTCTGATTTACAAGGCTGACCGGCCATCGCATCACTCGTTTTCAATCGTTCCAACATGATCGTCAGGGGCTTTCGGCGGCTTAAGGGCCGCCATGAAAGCGGCAGAGATGTCGTTGTTCGTGTGCAGATGCACATGTTGGTGCAACTGATCCGGTACCTTGTTCTTCTCTAGGTTAGCATACTTGTCCAGTGTGATACCTAGCGCCAGCACAGCGTCCTTGGCGGACATCTCGGGCATCAACTCCATGACACGCTGTGCAGCCCCATCGATCACCGACTGTAGCTTGGCCTTCAAGTTCGTGTTGAAGTACGCATTTCGGAACTGCGAATCCATGTCGAGCGCACTCACCTTAATCTCATCCACACTCCGCTCGCTAATCCCAAGCTGCATGGCGATGGCCCGGCTATGCTGCCCCGTGATGAACAGATCGAGCACCTTCTTCTGTATCTCAGGCGGAATGCCGGCCAAGGCACCGAGCCCATTTACCTTCTCCTGTATGACACCTGGCACATGCTTCTCTATCTTCACGCCAGAAAGCCCGGCTAGCTGCCTAGCACGGGACTCTGGACTACGATAGACTGCGTTGCGCTTCTTGCGCTTGGGGTTGTCGCTCATTCTCGTTCGCTCATAAACGACAGATCTTCCGCCGTGATGCCGTGTATCTCACCAAAGGCGCTCTCCTTGATGGCCTGAAGCTGCATGTAGTAATGATCTGCTTTGAGCGCGATGCGAAGCTGGATGTCAGCTTCAATTTCACGTTCCTTTTTCAAAATTTGAATTTCGGATTTCAATCTTGAAATCTCTTCCTCGGCCTGTAGCAGGAGCATCTCGGCGGCGATAGCGTTCTCTGGTGTCATCTTTGTATTTGTTCTTTAAGCTGCTCAATGATCGCTGCCTGTGCGCTGTTCTCAAGACGCAAGTCATGGATGTCTTCTATGAACCGATTGGTTAGCATTCGCCCATAACGGACAATCGCGTCCTTTGTCCAGTCGTCTAGCTCAACGCCGTCGCATTGAAGACCAGCTTCAATCCAGTAAATCTCTTCGTCTGGTGTCATTTGTTCTTTATGTACTCTATACCATGTTGATCAAGCAGCGCATACAGCCGCAAAGCCTCCCGTTTCCATGTCACCCGTTTTGGTGGCGGCGTCATGCCGGCAAGCGCCTTCAATTTGTTCATTGTACCAGCACCAATGCCGCGCAGATTGCCCGGTGTCGTAAACGACCAGCGTAAGTCCTGCATGTTGCTGATGTTGAGCAACTCAATGTACCGCGCCATCTTGAAGTCTAGGGGCGCGATCCCGCACCGAGCTTCAACTCGGCGTATCCATAGCTGACGCTTATTCATTGCTGCCATATTTCTTAAGTTCGTGTAGTAGTATGTGCTTAAACGTCTCGCTGCCGTCGTTGATTAGCGTGAAGTCTGGGTTGATCTGCCCTTGTTCCGTCTCGGACACATGATCCATTGGATCTACGCCGAATCGCCTGACACGGATGACGATGCCGCCTTCTTCGCGGATAGCCGCAGCTTCGTTGAGGAAACGCACGTCGTCGATGACAAGCAGCCTGTCGGGCGGCATGAAGCTTACCCACAACTGCGGATCATACGCTCGCCCTGCCATACCCAGGTCTTGCAGGAGCTTGCGCCCGCGCTCGTCCTTCTTGCCATCCCAGCCCATGTAACAGCCAGCAAGCCGCTTAATCTCGTGCGCAAACGAGAAGAGCCGATAGGCAGGATAACATTTCTGAACGACCGAAGCTGCGTAGCTCTTGCCTGAGCCGGAAAACCCGGTGAAGCCGATGATCTTTGTGCGGAGGATCATTTCCCCTCCTCCTTCACGGTTATTGCGTTGTGCATGTCCCAGATGTCTGAGACAACCTTGTCATAGTCAGCCTCGTCACATTCATCAATAGGCTGCGACTGCATCACAAGCGACACACTTAGGTCTAGCAAAGCACGCAGCTTTAACGTGACACACGATAGCTCCGCTCGCAGGGAACTGATCTCAAACGCAATGTCAGCGTCTTCTCTGTGCTTCTGCTTGAGCTGCTTCTTAAGTTCTTTCACTTCATCAATGCGCTTATCGCGGATGGCTTGGGCACGCTTAAGCTTAACAAAGTCTCCGTTAGCAAGCTTAAGCTCGGTGCGCACCGCGTTGAATGACGTAGTGTAACGCCTGTGCATCTCTTCACAGGCGGCAATGCTGACTAACTTGCCGTGAGCGTGTATCTCCAGCCTGCCATGACAAGATCCCTCCTCATCTGGGTAGAAGGCAAATCGACCGTACTTAATTAGATCGTCAGTCATTTCTCCTCCTTCGTTGTCAGTTTATACGCCTGCGCCAGCACAAGATCAGCGTCGAGCAGTGCAGCTCGGTCGTTGGCAAACGCCGAGTGAGCATCGTAGTGCTTGAGCAGGCAATGCTTGAGCTGCTCGATAGCCGATGCAGCTTGGACCAAAACGTGCCGGTACATGATTAGTTCGTTTGCGTCCATTAGTTGTACTTGTGCCACTTGTTGTTTTGATTCACGCCCATCCGGCGAAGTGCGGTTCTGTCCTCGTACCCGATGCTTAACAGCGCATCAACCATCTCCTCGTCTGAGGGCCACACTTCCTTGCGAAAAGTGGAAGGATGTGCGCGGAGCCACATGTCTAGCTCAGGCCACCGGTTCGGCACCGTCTTGTCCGCGAAGTAGTCCCACCAGACTATCTGCGCTACAAACACCTGCATCCGTGTTGGTAGTTCCATGATCCGTGACTTCCAGTCCCGTGGATCTACCTTCCGCAATTTGGCTACCCAGCCGTTCGATTGTCTCTGTCTTTGTCTGATTCTCATCTTTTAGTCGTTTGTTTTCTTGTGTTAACACATGGATCTTCTCCATGAGGTTGTCGATTAGTTGAGCACTCATTCTCTGTCGAGGATAAAGCTCAGGGCCAAAGCTATGATGCTCAAGATAGCAATAGCAACCTGAATTTTAGGTGGGTTCTTCATTTTTCTTTGCGTCGCAGTCTTCGCAGATCCAGTCATCAAACAAATCTTGCGTCAGCCAGATGCCGCACTCGGGGCATGTGGGCAGCTCTGCCAGAGGATCGCTATCACCGGGGTAGCCTGTGCTGATCATTTGCTGTTCTCCCATTTGTCTAATGTCCGAAGGAACGCCTCTGCCCGTTGGCGAGCGGTTGCCCTGAAATACCATTGGTCTTCCCAATTTCTTTCAATCTGGCGAGCCATTATCCAAAGCTGATCTTCTGTCAGCGTGGCCTCTGCCTCATGCATTAAGTTAAGGTCACTCGAATAGTAAAACGGGTTATGCGACACCACCCGCGCCTTGTTGGCATTCCTCTCCCATAGCTTGCGGTCATCGTTCCACACAAATCCAACAGCCTTGTGTATGGCTAAGTTAATTTGCTCGTCTGTCATTTGCCCCTCCATTCTTGCATAGCTGACACAGCAAACGCTGCGCTGGCCCAAAATAGGACGAGCAATACAATGGCCTCCCATAGCTCTTCAGCGAAGTAAGCGATGGCCAGTCCGTCAAAGACGGCGAGAGTAGCAAAGCCCCAGAGGTACGGGACGGCTTTGTTGGAGTTGTCGGGTTCAATCTTCATATATGCTTGGTAGTGTTTGATTTTATTCATTATGGAACGTAGCGGTTTTGCCTGTAAAGCGCAGATTTGCACTGACGCCGCACGGGCCGTTTCGTTGGATGGGTATGCCAACCTCGCGGAACTCTGCGTCATCGGAAAGCTTCACAACCATCACGGCTGTAGCGTCTTGCCCGATTGCGCGACTTTCGCGAGCTTTACCCTGCTCATTTAATTGCGTAATCGAGATGACTAAGCAACCTAATTCGATGCCAAGTAGTCGCAGACTCCGGCTGACCTCGGCCACTTCACGCTCACGGCTGCTATCCTTGCCTAGGTCACACCTGACAAGCTGAATGTAGTCTACAAACAGCACGCCAAGGCCGTCCGGCGACTTCGCCATAGCTCGTGCAGTGGCACAAATGTTGGCGATGTCGTACAGGTCGTCCCGCACCACCAAACGGCTGTTATTGAGCTTCTGGATGGCACTGTGAACGCCCCTGATGTCGCGCTCATGCTTTGCTCCTTCAGCGAGCGCACGCAGGCTGACATTGCCTAGCCGGGCGACAAGCCGGTCGATGATCTGGTTAGCTGGCATCTCCAGCGAGATGACGAGTATTCCTTTGTTCATTTAGTAATGTGGTAAAAGCTAATGCTGCCGTCGCTGGCACTACACCGTTTCCGAGGAGGCGCATCCTGTCCACCCAATCGAGACCCCCATCATCCATTCGCAGTAAGATGGGCTCAGTCGTCCCGTCTGACCAGTCCGCTCTTGGGCTACTGCGTCCAGATAAAAGCGATTCACTCGGTGTTGATGGCTCTTGCTTCCAAGTGGGCCACAACCTTTGTACTCGCTCGCTCTGATCGTGGGCCATAATAAAGACGCGCTTCCGCTGGTGAGGCGCCCCGCATTCAGCCGCCGAGAATATGCCCCACGACACTTTGTAACCCATTTCTTCCAGATCGCTGATAACAGTGGAGAGTCCCAGCGTAATATGTCCTTCGACGTTCTCAAATAGGCAAACTCTTGGCTTGAGAATAGCGATGCCTTTAGCAATCCATGGCCACAAGTGTCTTGGGTCGTCTTTCCCAGCTCGCTTTCCTGCTGCGCTGAATGGCTGACAGGGATAGCCACCAGTAAGGACGTCCACTCGATCTCGAAAGCTTTCCCAAGGGAAGGTTTTAAGATCCGTCCAAACAGGTGCTGCGTCCATGAGTCCCGCTTCCATTTTTGCAACCAAGTTCGCAATGGCGAAAGCTTCGATCTCACAAAGAGCGACTGAGCGCAAAGTTGGGAGGACTCGTTTAAGTCCAAGTTCAATGCCCCCGTATCCTGCACAGAGGCCAACGTGTGTAATTGTTTCGGTAGTATCCACATTAGCGCGTTCCATTACCTGGCCTTGCAGACGTGTGTGAGTGTTGCCCAGTGTACGGCTCAAGCAGATACTTCACCTCGATAAGATCCGTCGATTGGTTCTCGGGCAGAAGCATAAGCGACTCCATCTTTGAGCCTAGTGCGTCCTTCGGGCCAACGCAGATGATGTCCTGCGTCTTCTTTGGACGTGGCAGCTCCACGTTTTGCAGCACATTTGTGCGCCGGATAAGTACCCAGTCGCTCATGCTTCCTCCCATCTTCTTGGCAACATCACGCGCATCGTTGGTGGACCGGGCCACACGTCTTGATCGAGGCACAACTTGTACTGCGATAGGGTCACGTCGAGCTGCTGGTTAGCAATGTCGATAAGTTCCGTGGATGCTTTCACCCACTGGCTCAAGTGAGGTGCTTGCATATCGACGACAAGGAAGTAGAAGTCGATGTCCTCTTGGCCGGTGATTTGTTCCAAACCGTAAGTGTACCAAGCGGCCTGCTTGTCGTAGCCAAAGCCAAAGAACTTGTGGTCGAATTTCGAGAAGTCGCTGGTCGTCTTTAGATCAACGATCGCCGGTCGCCCCTTGATCTCAGTAATCATGTCCGGCCTGCCTTTGCACTGCACGCCGTCACGCTCCCAGAACATCGACGCTTCGATGATCTTCGCCGCCGTCACCATCTGGAGCAGCGGCTCCACGGCTGCACAGGCGCCTTCCACACGCGCCCCTTCGTCTTCGTTAAGGATGACCTTGCCAATGTTCTCTTGGCAAAAGTTCTCCCACGTCAGCTTGCCTTCCTTGGTGCGCCTGTCACACGCTGGAGCAATGGCGTACTCACAACGGCCCTCAAGAGCGAGGCTGTGTACAAGCGTGCCAAGCTCCATCTCGCGGGAGGGCTTCCACTCCTGCCGCTCTTTCCACTTGTAGTACGCCGGGCAGACTGCAAATGAGTCAAGGCTGTGCTTCGATAGACCGTGCATCGCACGGTAAGTTGTCATCTCTAGGTTTTGTAGTAGTTCTGTTTTCATTTTGTTATGGGTTAATTTCAAGCGCACCGCAGCCGACGATCTTGCCAGCTCCGTCACGGATGAGTTTTGTTGGACTAGCCAAATCTGTTCGGTTGGGTAGTGCCGTGCGCACATAGCCAGGGACGATGTACAGGATGCCGTCCATCGGGTCAGGCAGGTTGCTCACTTTAGCGTCTTTGCAGCACATGATGGGTACACCATCAACGTCTGCCACTTTGCTCAAGTGTGAGTGTACTTTCACCGAGTAACCGCTCGGCTCGATCACGCCGTAACCAGTGATGGTAATGTCGTGAGGTGTAAGGTTTACGAGTTTATTCATTTATTAAGTTTGCAATGATGTTGAGTGCCAGCATGGTTTTGCCAGATTTGGTTTCGCCACCGATGACAACAAAGTCACCAAAGCGTATAGGACAGATGTTGTCGATAGCAGAGTAGCCTGTTTTTATCCGCATGGACTCATCGTCGCCACTCTCGTAGCGGTTGAGCGCATTAATGAGCAGCGCCTTAGTGTCCATCACCTTGGGCGGAGCAAGCTCCCTGGACAATCCCTCAACCTTCATAACCACATCACTGAGTAGCTCCGGCGTCTGAACGGTCGAGTCAGCAATAGCCATGAGCGTCTCGTAGGCGACATGCTGTAAGGTGCGCCGTTTGGCCGTGTTCTTGACGATGTCTACGAGGTCACCGATGGCACCAGCGATGGGCATGAGCGTGTAGAGGTCGCTGAGTTGGTGGAACTCGGTCGCTGGTAGCGTCTCGCGACACTTCTCGAAGATCACGCGGATCTCGGATGAAGCGTTGCGAGACTGCTGCTGCAAGATAATCTCGCACACCCGGTGACTGAGCGGGTCGAAGATGTCGCTTACCTTGAAGTTCTTCTCGCTTATGTGGTGCAGGAACACCTCAGGATGGTTCAGTGCAATTGACGCTATGCCGCGCTCGGCCTCCAGTGCAGTTGGCACCACCGTGTCAGGTGGCAGTTCCACCGGCCTACGCCTACCAGCTTTCTTGTGTTCCATTTGTAGACATCAAACTATCGCGCTTGAGTAAGGTTTTGATCGGTGTCCGCACCATCGATGATGCACGGGATAGCCAACCGTTGAGGAAGCGCCCCATGCCGCGTGGCGTCTTGCGACGCTGGGGGTCAGCTTCGAGCCAAGCGTGGGCCTTCCATAGCTCTTGCTCGACGGTCTTTTCGCCGTAGATCGTGATGAAGTCTTTCATCAGTCCCGGTGGCACCTTGTACTCCTTACCGTCTTGAGTGATGTACGTGATATCGTACAGGCTCATCGTCCTGCCTACTTCTGGGTCTTGCTTAAGCTCATCGACCATTTGATTGGCGGATATATATCGCCTGCCGGATGGCTTGAGTAATTCTAGCTCCTCGTCTGTAAGCACTGGGATGCCAGCCATCGCGTCTGCTAAGTCCTGCGCAGGTTGCACAGGTGTCACTGGTGACTCTGATTTACTGATGAGTTGCGCTGGCTCCTCGAGAGGGACGACCAGCTCGACCTTGGTTCCTGACGTGTATGTTATATTGATGCTGATGTTCATAAAATGCGTGCGTTGTGCAGGCGCACCCCTGCTTGGTGCAGAATTATTTGACCAAACCTTCCATCCCATCCCTCAGTAGCCGAAAGAACAACTCAGCGTTCATCGTGACTAACCAAGGTGTACGGTTTTTCTTGTGAGCCACGATCCAAGCTTTGCCAGCACCATCGCGCTCGGCTTGCTCTGTAGCCTTGATAAGGTTGAGGTTCTCCACAAACTTCACCTCTTGGTGTAGTGTTGCAAGCTCTTCACAGATCACATCCGGCGAGTCCGTCCCTCCGGCGAACTGCTGACCACGCCTTGCGGTGAAGCCAGCAGCCCGGAGTTCGTCGCGCCACATGCGCTCGCCTCGACAGCCTTTAGCCCTGCTGTTTATTGGCATCGCGTTTACGTTCCAGCCAAGCGTTGACTTCACCTAGATCAAACCGCAGGCAACGTGCGCTGATCCTGTGATGAGGAATCTTGTTCTCGCGTGCCCACTTCAGGATGGTCTGAAGCGTGACACCGCACAACGTCGATATGTCTTTAGCTTTTACCATTTGAGGTCGTCCTCCTCAAGTTCAACGGGTTCGTCCTTCTTCGCCGGCTTCGTCTGCGCTGAAGGGAATGCCTTCGCAAACCCAGCACGATCTGCGGAGATAAACAAGCTGGTAGCGATAGCCTGAAGCTGTTCTGGTGTAACCTGCGCCTGTGAGCCAACCCACTCGGCGGCCTTGATGGCTTCAGCCATGAGTTGCGCCGCTTGGAACAGCGCACGCTTGGCGTCTGCTACGGTGAGTGACACAGGCGACGAGGCCTGCACAGGCTTCCGCGGGCCTGCTGCGGCTACGGCTGCACCGGCATCGTCAATAATCGCGCACTGATCTGTAATCTTAAGTTCATTCTCGCCGCTATGGGTCGAGTGCTTCACGCTAATGCCCTGAAGCCCCTTCTTGCCTGCTTGTGACTTAAGAGTCACCATCTGCCCCTTGAGGTCACCCATCTCGTCTGGCAGCCAAAACGATGCTCGGCACTCGCCGGTGGAGTCCTGAAGGACGCAGTTCTGTACCCGCCAAGGGCCAAACTTACCTTCGCCAGTTTTAGGCGGGAACGTCGCTTTGATCGTCACCCGCATTTCCCCGATGACGCTGCCATCGGCCAAGTTCTGAATGTCGCTAATTTGTGCTACTTTCATTTTTGTTGTGTTTCATCGGTGAACCATTCACCGAATGCCCAGCAAAGTATACGTTGTCTACTACGCGCAACTACTTTTTTGATTTTATTTCATCGTCGTCATCCTCATCATCGTCATCATCCTCATCCCCACACTCTTCTATCCAAGAATGTTCCAGCACTCTTTCCTTGTGCATAAGGTTGATGTGCATGTCCCGGGCGAAACGATTGCCCCAGCCGCTCTCGTAGCGGTTCGTGTTGTCGCTATCGTTCTCATCCTGCGCTTGGACGAGGATCTCGCCACAGTCAAAGTGCTCGGACAGAATGTCCTTTGCACGCTGGATGATGGCTTGGCGTTCTTGTTCCTGAGGAGTCATATCTTGTAGTGTACGGTAGGGAGAATCCTGCCGTCACTTGTCTTGTGGTAAAACTTTTGCTGTACAGCTTTCTTTTGAGCAAGGATGTTCCGTGTGGCGGTTCTGCCAATTCCAAGCCGTTGAGCAATTTGTGAGAGTGTATACCACCCCGGAGGTGCGGGTTGAATCTCTAGGTTCTGCGCAAGTTGCGAGAGCCAGTCCCCTTCTACAGGGGCAGCTTGAAGCTTCCGTCCTTTAGTTCTTTTGTCAGCCATACAATTGTCTCGTTGTCAGTATATTCGCCCCACGCCCAGCCTCTGCTCCAAGCGGTGGTTGCAATTCTATTTTCCGCGTAGCCAGCCATTTCGGGATCTCCAAGCCACCCAACAGAGTAGCCAGTCACCCCTTTAATGCGCCGACCTTCAGCGATTTGTACGCGATGGATGTGCCCCATGACAAGCTTGCTGTATTTCCCGTGACACATACGCTCTGCGCTGTCCCTGAGCGCCTGCTCACTGTGTAGATATCCGTGCTGGAAGAGAGCGTCACCTAGGCCAACAAAGCCAGTCTTGAGCTTGTAGTCGTAGACCTTGCACCTGATGGCCTTGGCCCGGTCGTGGATCTGGTGATAGACGCGAGTCGCTAGGGCCGAGATGATGGCTTTAGGATGGCTCATCAGCGTGACAAGCCGGGCTTCATGGTTGCCAAGCAGGTAGTGCTGTGGTCTCAGCGCCGAGATAAATGCTAGGCCATCGTTTAGGTCAACCTCTGGGTCAACCGTAGCGTCGTGACTGTCATTGGTGATCGCGCCACTACGCAGGCACGTCATATCGATGGCATCACCGAGATGCAGCACCGTGTCCGGCTTCCATCGGTCACGAAAGCGTAAGACTTCCTTGAGTACAGCTTGGTCCGCCATGAACCCATGGCTGCAACTAACTGCAAGGAAGCGTTTCCACTTCCGTGTTATGTTTGCCATAGGCTATTTGCGCTTGGCGGCAGCGGCTTTCTTCGCGGCCTTACGTTGGACACTGTATGCGATAGCGACGGCCTGCTTCTGTGGCTTACCAGCGCCGATCTCGCGCTTGAGGTTCTCGGTGAAAGCTTTCTCGGATGCTGATTTCTTTAGTGGCATAGTGTTATTTGGCCTGCTTTAGTTCTCGCTTGATTCTGGCGACAATTTCTTTGTTGGCTTTATCTCTTGCCTCTTGCTCAGAAGCAAAAACGCCAACGAGCCTACCACTGCCGTCAAAAAGCTTGTGTGACGCATTATCTTTACTGACGATCTTCATGTTATTAACCGGGTCAGAAAGCACATAGCCATTACCAAGCGCCTCTCTGCTGCTTGCTTGCTGCATGAATGCCACCGGCATCTTCTTGCGCTCAATCTCGCTAACGGCCTGCTGCTGTGCAGAAGACTGCACGGCCTGAGTAATGCGTTTGGATATAGCAAATTCTTCAGGTGAACCAGCGGAAAACCTTGACATTTGAAGCAGCAACTTACGAACGCCTGGGGTTTCGTACAAGCGGCCAAACCCATAAGTTCCTATTATTGCGGCCACTGAGCCAACAAGTCCAAGAGCACTTCCAGCACCACCGAGAAGCAAGGGAATTAAATTTCTTTGTCCCGTAGCTGGATCATAATTAAATTCACCAGCTCTTTTAGTAAGGTTTAAATGGCGAATTGTTGCATCAAGCACATCCTTGTCTGCGCCTTTAAAAAACACACCCGTTTGCTTTTCTGCCCTTCCAAGATTTGCAAGAAACTGTACAGTAGAAAGTTGTTTTGTTTTGTCATCTAAAGACCTGCTGGCTATGTCTTCAAGAATTGCTGCGCGTGCGTTGGATTTTCCTGTAGCGTCAAGATTTCTGTACAATAATTGAACTTCACTTTTTCTTTTGCTGAGTAATAAATTTCCAGCAAGCTCTGGAGTTACAGTTCCTTTATTTAACGCAGCCCTAAGTGCAGAATTTTCCAGCTCTTTATAGGCGTCATGCAGCACTGTGTTGGCAGCAGTCCATCCAGCCCTATCCATTCCTTGAGCTTGAATAAAATCGCCAAGATCTTCCCTTATTGCCGAATAGACATTTTTTGTTAAAGGACTGGCGTCAGTTTTAACAGCCGCCAACGCTGGATCTTCCAGCATGTCTCCAACAAGACGCAAGTTTCCTGCTACTTGAGATGCATTTTTGCCTTGAATTTGCAGCTTAGTATTTTTAAGTTGTGAAATTACTTTTTCATAAGAAACAGGATCAATTCCTGTTAATTTATTTATAGCATCATCTATAGCGGCAATAGACTTTGGTGTTGGAACAGCAACTCCAGTGCGGTCCACGGCAGAAAGAATGTTCTTAACAAAATCCGTGTTGGTTTTAATTTCAAGTGCTCTAGTTGACCTTAAACTAGCAGCCACATCATTGATTGCATCTCCACCTACGCTTGCTCCAAAGTTGCCAAGTGTATCTTGAACTAATTTTACGTTTTCGTCAGCTTGCCTAACTAACGCTGCTCTACCACCAATAGCCTCGCGAATATCTTGTAGTCGCTTAGAAATTGGCCCACCGGGACGAATTACATCCGATGTGCGCACAAGTCTTCCTGCCGCTTCAGCGTCTGCGACGGCTTGTGCAGTTTCAGCGGCAGTCATGCCTGCTACTGCTGGAGTTGAAAGTGGCGCTCGATTAAGTCCTGCAAGCTTGCTGCCAGTCATGCCACCGGCAACGCCGCCAACTAAAGCTGCTGCAATCTGTCCCTTTGTGCCTGCTCCAAGCTCTTCTGCGCCGTATCGAGCAAGTTCAGCCGTGGCTCCGCCAGCCGTAGCAGATGCAAGCTGTTGCAGCGGCTTATCTGCAAGTACAGCGCCAATCTTCTTTGCGGTTGCAGATGCAGCACCCTTAAGCACGTTGCCTAGTCCGATCCCAGCCGCAGTAGACGCAACCGAACTGCCGACGGATTCCGCAACTCGACCAGCCTCGGTGCTAGTTGGATCAATGCCAAGCTGAGTGAACAGTTCGCCAAAGAGTTCCGTGGGCGTCTTGAGATTAGTGCCCATGAAGTGGTTTAGGCCAAGCACTAGCGGATCTCCAATAAGCTGTCCTGCTGCGACCGCTGTAGCGCCCATCGCAGCTCCGCCGGGAATAGGGCTAACCAACCCAGCGGCGGCGCCCATAGCAACCGGCCCCATCCCGCGAGCAAGTCCACGGGCAACGTCGCCGGTCGTGCTGGCAGGCTCTTGAGTTGGCTGCGCTTGAGTTGGCTGCGCTTGAGATTGGACATGCTGATTTACAGCCTGAGTGATTTGCTCGGCAGTTGCTTGGTCTGGAAACTCCAGTATTGTGCCGTCAGGCAGTACAGCTTCTTGTGGCATAATTAGTCTTGTATCGGCATCAGTTTGCCTGACTTGTCCATCTCAAATCGAATACGCCTTACCCCTGGCTTTGCTGGAGTTGCAGCTTGTTGTTGAGCCTGCTGTCCAAGCTCCGCATCAATGTCAGACTTAAACAAATCCAATCGCTTTAAGCCAGATGTTCGCTTAAACCATTCTGGAGATGACGCAGCTTCTAGTTCAGAAATTCTTTCATTTCTAGTCTCGGCAATGCTATTGTAGTTTCCTTTAATTTTTTGAATGTAATCGTCGGGACGCGCAATAAATCCAGTTTTCTTTGGATCTGCAATATACACCATCATATTGTTAATGCTTGATGGACCGCCGGGCAATGATTGCGCCCACAGTTGATAATCTGCAAGCTCTGGAGCATTGAGAAAGAACTCGCCAATCTGCATTGCATCAGTGCCGCCAGTTCCTGAAGACTGCACCAATTTTGGAATCATTGACTGAAGACGTTCCCTTTTTTTGTTTGGGTCTGTCTCTTTTTCAGCAGCATTAACTTCTTTATAAACAATCTTAGCCATGTCTCTTGTTTTCATAAGAGGGCTAATTTCGGAAATAATGTTTTTTGCTACTTCTGTTTTTTCAAACTCTGGAATTTCAGGAACGTCTGTATTAAGTATACCCATCAACGCCTTATTAATTGCATCTGAAGATTTTAAATTAGACAGCATTTGCTGTGAAATATATTGCATTCCAGCAGATCTGCGTTTTTGATTTTCATTGCGCTGTTGTTGATAGGCATCGTACGGATACACTTCAGGCGTTGGCTCCATGCCGAGAACAGTGACGCTACCGCGAGGTGCAGGTTGTGTCGCGCCGCTAGCATTTACGGCATTTAATATTTGATCAATTTGCTCTGGAGTATACGGCATAAATATTACAGTCCTGCATCGATTACATCTTGAGCAGATGCTCGGATGCCTTTTGATTTATAGTCAGGCCCATATTTGCTAGACATAAAGTTTTGCAATTTTTGCGCTGGCTCGGTCACGTCAAACTGCATTTCGGGTGCAATTGGCTGCGATGAAGTCGGAGTTGCAGCTCCAGTCACTTGTTTAAGACCTTGGCCAAGTCCAGCAAGATCTAGCGTTGGCTCTTTTGCAGCCATGGCCCGGCTAAACAGCCCCTTTTGCTCCGCCTCAAGCTGCTGCATCTTGTAGTACTGTCCAAGAGCACTGCCGGTATAGCCTTTCACGTCACCCCAAAACTGAGCCTTCTCGGCAGTGCCCATGTTTTTGTACACGTCACTATTGACTGTATTGTCGATGCCAGCCGTCATTTCTGGAGGAAGATAGCCACCTTCCTTCATTGTGTTGTAGAAGTTCTCGGATGACTTCACCTGCGACGACATCTTCTTGTAGTCGCCGTATGCCTGGCCCACTGCTTGTCCTATACTTGCAATGCCCTTGCCAATGCTCTCTCCAGCAGAAGCATATCCGCGCATCATCATTTCGCCTGCGCGGCCATAAGACTCAGCAATTCCAGCGCCCATTTGGCCCATAGCCTGCGGGGCGGGCGTGTTGTATATTTCACGAGGTTTTGCCATAGGGCTTATTCTTTAAAAGTTGGTATTGATTGGTGACTTGAATGCACTCAACTCCTGAAGTTATTGCGTTGAACCAATTTCTTGCATTTTGCTTGACTGCCTCTTTAAATGCAAACAAATTCCACGTTTGATCTGTGATGCCGTTCTGTAGCTGCCATGCCTGCGCTTCTTCTGGGGAATTAATCCCTAGATTAGCCCACGCCTGACTTGAATAAAAGTCCACTTGTTCTTGGGACGCAGCTATTCCAAGCAGGCTGGCAAACTCAGTCAAAAGCCAAAAATCTGTTGCTTCCTCTCTAAGTTGTGCAGTTTCCCAAAGTCGTTTGCCGTCTTTGTTTGTAACATCAACAGCCAACATGGCGTCCAAGCATCCGCTGTGGTTTGATCTATCGCAAAGCCTAGATGCCTTAAGTGTTTTTGCCACCTCGATAGCCGCCTTTGCGTCGATAGCCTTTTGGTCAACATAATGCTCCTTAAGAAGGTCGGCTTTTACGCCGATGACTGACTTAATCTTTGGCCAGCTTCTCTCCATGTAGAAGATGTCGCTGCACGTTTTGATTATACCCGGATCTTCGTTTAAAGCTTGAACAGTAGCCCGGATGTTTACCAAAGGAACAGACAACGGAACATATCCATCTTCGGCACAAGAATGAGCCAAGGCAACTTCTGAATCATCCAAACAAGTGTAGTTTTCATACCATTTTGCAATTACACCAACAGCTTCCATTCCGTATCGCTTGCACTCCACAGCCCGCAGCGCCCCAAGCGAACCAGCCCCAATGACTCGACATCCCTTTTCGATAGCAAAGAGGATCTCTTTGTGCCAAGGGGCAAGGTGCTGAGTAAAGTAACCATCAATCAAAATCAAGGTATCTGGGCCTTTAAGAACTTCGGTTGCAATGTCGCCCTGCTGTGCTGGCGGAAGCACGGTCAACCCAGATAGGTCAAGCCCTCTGCCTGTTGGCCCTATAAATATCTTCATAGCCTGCCTCCATACTGAACACTGCCGCCAATGTATCCTTCAAGCGTTGGAATCAAAATCTTAACAACGCTACATGGATATGGATGTTTAATTTCAATTATTAATGGTTCTGGAATTTTAGAGTCACTTAATTTTTGTAAAATAACTTGTATGTCTTTTTCAAAAGAGTCAGTACTGCAATCTTCATGTCTGGAACTATCAACGCTTTCCTGCCATAAAATTATTTTTTCTAGGTTTTTAGCCCCTTGACTTGCCATGTATTTTGTAAACTTTTCATGGTAAATGTCATCGCGACTTCCAGACAAATACACCAGCCTCGATTGCACAGCTTCACAGACAGCCCGGCATTGAGCAACTTCTGGGTCTAAATGTGTAGCATATCCTCTGTATGCCTGCATGTTTTGTTCGCTGTCGTAAATGTATGCTGTGTAGGTGGGGATTTTTATATCACCGGTACAGTCAAACAAAACTGTCATTAGTGATTTGCTTTTTAACTTTTCTATAAGCGCCCCTAAAACCTCGTTTTTTATGGAGTTAAAATTAACTTTTTTTAGTGTTTTTTCAGTGTGAAACGCACACCTTACTTGGTCTCGCTCAATGATTTCGTACAAAGCGCCAGCAATAGCTTCATGTAATGTATTTCCGCTACTTAATCCATTTGAAGAAGAGTGAAAGCACGTCTCTAAAAAATTGTAATTCAACTTTGCTGCAAGTGCCGCTGATAAATAAGGCACAAGCTTTGTCTGTTGGCTAACAATACCCCTTGCCTCACACCATCTTATTGGAGCAAGCGTATTGTAAACCGCGCCGTCAAGTAGTGGAAACCGAAACTCCGCATTAGAAAGCTTGTGCAGTGGAGCTGTAATAATTTCTGGATTAAAGTTTTCTCCAACGTGTCGCTCAAACCCCTCCATAATTGCGCTACAAATAGCGGCTTCAGCAGTTGCCCCTTTGCCAGAGTCAACGGATAGGTACTGTGCGCTTGGACGAATACACTGGGCAACTGGAATGCCAACTCGATCCAACCCAGTTATTTCACTAACTCGCGTAATGCCAGCCACATGAAAGTGCGGCATCATCCTGGAGATTGTTTCTTTTGGAGTACATGCCCGTTGGGCACCTTCAAGTCGAATTTTTAGTGCGTCCATTTAAATTCAAGCGCACTTAAAAGCAGTTTTCCAACCGCCTTTGCAAGCACTGAATTTTCAATTTTCTCTGCAAGCTTTTTGCCGTTCTTTAAGTACCAAGCAATAAACTCATGAGAAGCATGCTTTATCATGTTGGAGCGAAATTCTTTCCAGCGATTTGTTTCGGTTCCAAAACAAGCTCTTGCAAGCCAGCAAACAGCCGCAGCAGCCGCAACAGATCCCGCTGCCTGAGCGCCCCCGCCAGCCATTGCTCCCCACATTTGATAACGCCCTGCGCGTTCTGCCGCTCTAGCCTGCGCTGTGCCAGCCGCAAGCTGCATCTGCGCGTTGTAAGCTCCGTAGATCGAGCCCATGCCAGTCTGTGACTCTGGATTGAAGTACTGTGGGCCAGCCTGCTGTTGGCCCATCATTGCGTTCTGCGCGGCCTGACCGCCGAATGAGCCTGCGTACATAGGTTGCTGGTAGAACGACGTAAGTGCTGGGGCAGACTGCTGTTGGAAGTAACCACCAAGACCTGTGCCAAGCGCAACAAGCTGCTGTTCCCGGGCCTGACGAGCGTTGTAGCGGTTGAGCACCTCTGCAAGGTTAGACTGTGCGCCAAGTGCCGTTCCGCGAGTTGCGTAGCCTGCGCGTGTCTGCTGCTCAATAGCGCGTTGTTCTTGGGGCGAGATGTTGGTCCCGTCAGCCTGTAAAGCGCCGAGCTTCTGTTGCGTATACTGCTGTAAAGCGCGGTTAATGCCACCAACACCTTGAGCTTCTTGAAAAGCTTGAATGTATTCGGGTGCACGCTGCTGCAAGCCGCGCAATTGCGCTGCCTGCTGACTCTTCATGTAATCCTCTTCTAGCTGCGAGTACGCAGGCTGAAGCTGTTGATACATGCCAATCTGACTCTGGGCAGCTTGCCTAGCAATCTGATCCTGTAAGGCCTGATATTTAGGCTGATAGATCTCCTCACTGGCATACACCTGCGGGGCAAGATCAATCTGCGCCTGCAAAATAGACCGCATCGACTCCTGGTAGTTAGGAGCTGCTGGTGGTTGATAAACTTGAGTTTTACCCGAGCCCATATAAAAGTCTTTCTAGTTTCCTTGGGGTGACTGGAACGGCATGATCATGTCTCCATGCCCACACTTGCGTGATTGGTGATTTGCGTTCAAAGAACTGGTTAAACATTTGAGCAACCGCTTCAGGTTCACTTGCCCATGCCATGTGGATCGTCCACAGGCCATCCTGCTTGCGCCACTTCCAATTAAAGTCGCTAACGCCCGGATGTGTAGTCCCGATGCCCGTGATGATGCCGTTGCGGCGAGCCACATAAATACTGTCATGGACACCATAAAAGCTGAGATATCCGTCAACGTCATCTCGGGAGACTTGTCCAAGAAGCTGTAGATGGTTTCGGCATTGTTCATATAGTGTATCGACAAGTTGTTCCCAGTCTTGGACTGTCATTAGGTTTTGACTATGAACATCAGGGCTACGTT